GAAGAACAAATGTTGAATTAACCACAAAAGATAATTAGATGCAGAAAGTTGAAAATATAGACGAAACCCCCGCTTTTGCAAAGCACGTGTTACCAGCAGTGCCTTCTTCTGAGGTGTATTTGGAAGACTGTGTAAAGGCATTAAAACGCTATGCAGACAACCATTTTGATTTAGCAATAGTTGACCCGCCTTATGGGATTGAAAGGTTTAAAAAAGGTTCATTACGTTTTGACAGTACAGAAAAAGCAAAAAATGGATTGGAATGGGATATTAAACCAACTCCAGAATATTTTGAAGAACTTTTTAGGGTTTCAAAACAACAAATAATTTGGGGTGCAAACAACTTTATATTGCCAACAACAGAGTATTTTATAGTTTGGGATAAAGAACAAACGGTAGATAATTTTGCAACTGCTGAATATGCTTGGACTAACGTGAAAAAACCTGCTAAAATATGCAAACACTCTATACATAAAGTAATGGCAACAAGAAAAGCGGATGGTGGTAAAATACACCCAACACAAAAACCAGTGTATTTATATGATTGGATTTTACAAAACTATGCTGAAAGTGGAATGAGTATTTTAGACACCCATTTGGGAAGTGGAAGCAGTAGGATTGCAGCATATAAAGGCGGGTTCAACTTTGTTGGATTTGAAATAGACCAAGAATATTATGAGAAACAAGAAAAGCGTTTTAATGACTTTAAAAGTCAATTACGGTTATTTTAGCACGGGCGCTGGCATTGCTGGTAACACGCATATTAACGAAGTATGCTTTTTAGCATACTGATAATCAGTTATTTAAAAATATAAAAAAATGAAAATATTTTTTACATCTTTTCTATCGGTAACGCTAATATCTATAAACACGATAATTTTAACAAAAAATCTAATTGTTGGAATTTTTATAGTATCTTTTTTAATCTCTTATATTTGGACTTTTAATGTTCAAAGGATAGCTTTTTCGACAAAAAGAGAACGCTTTATATACGCACTCGGGGCAGGTTTCGGAGGTGTATTTGGCAAACTTTTATATGATTTTATAAATTATTTTATTAACTTTGCTTAAAATTTTATAAAGAAAATGATAACGATAAAGCACTCAAAAAGAAATACAAACAAGCATACAGAGCAAGGTATGGAGTTGCTTGAAAAATCTATTGACAAAGCTGGCGTTTTAGAAAGCATTTCGGTAGCCACCGATGGAACTATAATAAGTGGACACGCTCGGTCGGAGTTGTTTACTAAAAAAGGTATGAAACCTATTGAAATTAAACTTTCTGAAAACGAATATCCAGTTATCGTTACCAACATTGAGCCAAACACAAAAGAATATTACGAGGCTCAGATTTTAGCGAACACAACCGCTAATCATAACTTTAATTTAGATATTGATTTAATAGAAGAAATAGTTGAGGAGTTTGATATTGATATTGAAGAGGTGGGGGTTGAGGTTGAGGAAGCAGACCCTGAACCTTTAGAAGCAACTGAAGACGATTTTGACGCAACACCACCAGCCGAACCGATAACCATTTTAGGCGACCTTTACGAAATTGGAGAGCATCGTTTGCTTTGTGGGGACAGTACGGATAGCGACCAAGTGGCAAAGTTAATGAATGGAAGTAAAGCTGATATGGTATTTACAGACCCGCCTTACGGTGTAAGTTATCAATCCAATATGCGAACTAAAACAGAAAAGTTTGATGTATTAGAAAATGACAATGTATTCATAACTGAATGGATAAATAATTTACCTTTATTTTCAAAAGGTTTTGTATTTGTTTGGACAAGTTGGAAAGTATTAAAACAATGGATTGAATTTTGCGAACCAATTGGGGAGTTATCAAATTTAATAGTTTGGGATAAAGGAGGCGGAGGTATTGGAGATTTAAAAAAAACGTTTTTAACTGACTTTGAAGTTGCATTAGTTTATCATAGGGGAGCTGAAATAAAAGGTAAAAGACTTGGTAGCGTTTGGAGTGTTGGGAAAGATGGTGCTTCTAAATATTTGCATCCAACACAAAAACCTATTGAACTACCTGCAATGGCAATAGAAAATATTACTAATCAAAACGAATTAGTTTTAGATTTCTTTTTAGGTTCAGGCTCAACAATGGTAGCATCACACCAACTAAAACGCAAATGTTACGGTATGGAACTTGATTGTCGATATGCAGACGTTATTGTGAAAAGGATGTTGAAATTAGATAAAACACTAAAAATTAAAAAGAACGGAATTGATGAAACAGATAAATGGCTAAAATTAATAGAATAACTTCGCATTATTTAGCATAGATTTTGTATATTTGCATTATTAAATATTGTAGATATGAGTGCTAAAAATGGATTAGATAAAGTTTGTACAGTATGCAACAAAGAATATTATATAAGCGGTTACCGAGCAGAAAAATCTAAGTATTGCTCAAAAGAATGTTGGACTAAAAGACGTAAATTAAATGAATGTGAATATTGCCAGAAACCTATTACAAGCTATCACGCTAAAAAATACTGCTCAAGAAAGTGCAGTCATTCAGCAATGGTTGGCGACAAAGCACCAACTTGGATTGATGGCAAATCGCTTGAAAGAGATAGGGCAAGGGATGGTTCAGAAATACGAGAGTGGAGAACAAAAGTTTTTAAAAGAGATAACTATACTTGCCAACATTGTGGAGACAAAAAACAAATACAAGCACACCATATTATTGAATGGGCAAAAGATGAAAACAAAAGGTTTGATGTTGATAACGGGCTTACTTTATGTGTTAAATGCCATAGTAAAGTTCACGGCAGAAATATTGGGCATAGAAGTAAAAAACCAAAAATATTGCGATGTAATAGTAAAGAGAATGATTAAACTTGACCCTACTTTGATAATCAAACGTAATGGAGTAGTAACGAATGATTTTGAATAATGCAAAACAAAAAAACATCTATTTCAGACGAAAAAGTAAAAGAAATATTAATTGACGGAATTAATACAGGTGCGAACTATATTCTTAATAAAACGAACTTTTACGAACACATACGAACTTATTTTAAAATTGAGAAACAAAGGTGTTTAAGACTTTACGATTTACACTATAATAACGCTCAAATAGAAAGAAATAATATAAAAACAGAGTTAGGTATTGTAGAAGAACAAAGTGTTGCAAAACGCAATATTTTAAGCAAATACGAAGCAATGGGAATATTAAGTGAAATTGCTATTGGTAAACCAAAAAAGGTTCAGGGAACAATTATAATACCTACTGGAGCAGAAAGGCGTGGAGCAATTGAAACTTTGGCAAAAATTGAGGGATGGAATGCAGCAACCGAAACAAAAGTAACATTGGATAAGGTCGAGCCGATTGTTATTGAATTTTTTGAAAATGAAGATTAGCAAAAAATACCAGATACTTTTTGAAATAATACGAAAAAACGCACACAAAGAAGTTGATACAATTATTATAACTGGAGGGCGTGGGAGTGGTAAAACATATATAGTATCTTTAATATCGTTGATTGCGTTGGTAGAGTTGGGATGGAATATACTTTACACTCGTTTTACCAACGTTTCTATTGTTGATAGTATCAAGCCTGAGGTAGATAGCAAGATTAGTATTTTGGGTTACGAGAATTATGTAACTTCTACAAATACTCACATCGAGTACAAAGAAAATAGAATAGCTTTTAAAGGGATTAAAACAGGTTCAAATCAGCAAACTGCTAATTTAAAATCACTATCTAATTTTAATTGTTTTATAAACGACGAGGCAGAAGAGCTACCAGATTTTGAAACATTTGAAAAGGTGTTTTTATCAATCCGTTCAAAAGACAAAAGAAATTTAAACATTCTTATATTAAACCCCCAAACTATACACCATTGGATTTATACAAAATTCTTTAAAGAAAAAAATGTTGCTGCTGGATTTAACGGCGTTAAAGATAATGTAGCTTACATTCATACTTCTTATAAAGACGTCGATAGGCGGTATCTCGCTGATAATATTGTAAATTATTATGAAAAGCTCGAATTTGAAAACCCCGAAAAATATAATGAAATAGTATTAGGGGGTTGGGTATCAGACGTAAAAGGTCGGGTTTTTGATAACTGGAACAAAATAAGTATACAAGATTTTATCAATTTAGACGTTGAAAGTTATATCGGGGTCGATTGGGGCAAGAGTGATCCTTTCGGTATAATTGAAGTAAAGTATTTTGATGGCTCAATTTATGTAAACGAATTAAACTATAAAAGTGAAAATGAAATTTACCAATCCTTTAATCAAACTCAAATAAACTTATTGAGGTCGCAAGAGGGAGAGGGGATAGTTCAATGGGTGTTCAAACAATTAAATATTAAAAAGGAAAATTATATAATTTGTGATAGCAACTATCCCGATAAGATACTTTCTCTTCGTAAATTAGGATTTTCCAATGCTATTCAAGCAGACAAAGGGCAAGGCTCTATATTTGACGGCGTTTCTTTATTGCAAAATATGCAAATATTTTACACCGAAACATCAAAAAATTTAGAATATGAATACGAAAACTATTGCCACGCAAAAGATAGGCTCGGAAATTTAGAGGATAAATTTGAGGATAAAAATAACCACTTAATCGACCCTTTGCGTTATGTAACTAAATTTTTACAAAAAAATGGTTTTATTAAAAAAATATAATATAAATTTGTAAAAAAATTAAAGGATGGGTTTTTACTTGAATTTAGGTTTTAAAAATGAAATGCCGATAGAGGTTGAACGCAACGCTTTGGGTAATTTTTTCTGCACTTTATTTTCATCAAAAAAAACTAATTCAAATCAAAACATAAGCGAAAAGCAAATGTTAGATGCAATGCTTTTTAATCCAGCTTTTTTAAAAGTAATTTCTTTAAATGCTGATTTAGGGAGCTTGGTCGAGATAAAAGAAACAAACTCAGATAAAAGCATACAAGATTTTTTAAAAAAACCAAACTCTAAACAAAATTGGACACAGTTTTTTTGGGACTATTATTTTTGGCTACACTATGGAACCGCCTATTTATACAGAAGTCAAAATAAATACAATGATAATTTAGAGCTAACTTGGCTAAACCCGACTAATATAGACTGGAACAAACTAAACGAAAAAACCGAAACTTTATTTTTAAGTAGAGGTTTAAAATCCGATATTAACAATCATATTGTTTACTATCAAATCGGAAGAAAAAAAATACCTTTGTTATTAGGAGATATTACTCCTTTTTACGACACAACAAATTCATTGAATGGAGAGTATTTTAAAGGTCAATCAAAAATACCAGCTTTATATAAAGTGTTGCAAAACTCCGAAAGTTCGCTTGACGCTAAAAAACAAAATTTAGATTTCTCACAGGAATTTTTAACAAGCGGACAAATAGGGTTAGACGATTTGAGTAATCCGATAATGTCAGACCCAGAAAAACAATCAATTAAAAGTTCTTTGTTGTCAAAAAACACAATCCACGCAACAAAAACACCCATTACAATTAAGCGTTTTGTTGATGATATTGCACGGCTGAAATTAGACGAAAGTTTTTACAATGATTATTTTATGATTGGCACAATGTTCGGAGTTCCGAAAGATGTATTGGAAAGCAACATAAAAGGTTCAACTTTTGAGAACCAAGAAAAAGCTACAGGAAAACATATAGAATATGCTTTGGCACCAAAAATAAAAATGCTTTGCGAGTATTTTAATGGATTGTTTTCGGTAGATGATTTAGGGGGTAGTTGGTCGCATTTGAGCTTTAATCAAGTTTTTGAAAAGGACAAATCAGAACGCAAAAAAATAGATTTAGAAAATTTAAAACTTGCTAAAGAATTGGGATTATCAGAAGAAATTATAAAAAATCAAATACTTAGTTTGTATGAATAAAGAATTAAAACAAATTGAAAAAATACTTGCGGACAAAAATATAACTGATAAATTTCGCAAGGAATTGGAACAAAAAAAAGAGATATTATTGAACCAAAAAACAATAAAAAAATGATATTTTGTAGAGAATTAAATAAGTCTTTTGAGGATAAAAAAAATTTATTCAAAGAACTAAAAGCAAACGAAAAAACTATAATAGCTCAAAAGAAGTTAGAAATAAAATCTTTTGAAAAGGGATTGCAAGTAGTTTCAAATCAAAACCAAATTTCAAAAGCATTGCAAGATGAAACTATAAAAGGTATTAAGTTTGATAACAACTATTATTATTTTGTTGTAAATTCGGCAAATATATTAGATAGCCACAACGATATGCACGTTGATGGCAATTGGAATAAAACAGTTAAAGAGCAACAAGGCAAGGTTTATCTTGTCTGGGAACATAAATTAAGTAAAGAAAATATCATTGCGTTTCCAGAAGATATAATTTTAATAACCGCTAAAATACCTTTTAGTGTTTTAGGCAAAAATTATGAAGGCGAAACATATTCTTTGATTTACAAAATTGCTAAAGATAAGATTATTGACAAAACAGCAAAGGAATGGCTGGAGGATGGCAGAAGTTTGCAAGCATCGGTTCGGATGCAATATGTAAAAATAGAACCAGCTTTTAACTCAAAAGATTTTCCTAAAGAAAAAGAAACTTTTGATACTTATTACCCGCTAATCGCCAATAAGGAAGAGCATAATGAAATAGATTATTTTTGGGTTGTAAAAGAGGCAAAAAATGTTATGGAAAGTTCTTTTGTATTATTTGGCTCAAATAGTGCGACTGGTAGAATTGATAATAAAGAGGAGCAGGGCAAGACCACTCTTAATGATATAATTGTAGAGCAGGTAGAGGTTGTTACCCCCACTCAAAAGAGAAAAAAAAGTGTAATTTAAAAAATTTAAAAAAATGAAATTTACTTACAAAACAACCTCCGAATTAGAGGTTATGACCCCAGAAGAGTTAGACGCGTATAAAAAAGATATGCGTTCGTATGAAACTGAAATGCAAAACAAAGCGATTTCAGAAGCTGTAAAAGCAGAAATGGAAAAAGGAAACGAAGCCTTAAAAGATTTTTTAAGTGCCGAAATTGGAAAACAACTATTGGAGAAAATGCCAGTAGGAATTGTAAACGAAACTTTTAAAACTAATTTAAGAGGTTTTATTGAGAAAAAACACAAAGAAATTGTAAAAGCTGTAAAAGACGGAAAGCAATTTGAAATTAAAGTAGCGACCACACATTTAACAACTAATACAGTTACTGGATTAGGCGGTGGAGATTTGACCTCCGAAAATGTGGTTATGATGCCAGGTGTTGATGAAATTCAATACCCAGCTAATTTTGTGTTAAATGTGTTCCCAAATACTGTAATGCAAGACGTTCCATCTCACGTTACAAGATTAGAACAAGCACCTAAAGAGGGAGCTTTTGCTATTGTTGCTGAAGGAGGGTTAAAACCCTTGCTGCAATATAAATTTGCTAAAACAATTACGCAAAGGCAAAAAGTGGCTGGAAGGCTACAATGGTCTGAAGAGTTTGAAAAAGACTATACAATGTTGTTTAGTTCTATTTTGCGAATTTTTGAACAAGATTTAGTTCGGGATTTTGAAAACAAAATCTTAACTGAAATTATGACCAACGCAACTCCTTATGTTTCTGGTGCGTTAGCCGAAACCTTGTTAAACCCCGATAACGGATTAGCTATTGTGGCAGGTCAAGCACAAGTCAAATCATTAAACTATATACCAGATTTAGTTTTAATCAATCCTGAAGATTTGACCGCTACTTTGTATCAACAAGATGCAAACGGAAACTTAAAAATACATCCCTATATTGACCTTGCAAAAGGAACAATTGCAGGAATGCGATTTGTAGAGAGTAATTTAATTCCTCAAGGAACAGCATACGTTGGTTATTCTGGTGCGTATCAAATTTTTCACGAAAACCCAACCCTAAAAATAGGTTTAGATAGTGATGATTTTAGCAAAAACAAAAAAACGGCTATTGCTGAAACATATTTTGTTGCAACAATTTCAGAATTACATTTAACCTCTTGGGTTGAGTTAGATTTAGACGTAGTCAAAGCTGATTTACAAAAACCATAAAAAAAGATGAAAGTAAAAATTGAAAAACCAAAAGAAAATGGAACGCCAGTCGATATTAAAGATATGGTAGCCGTCAAATTAAATGGTCGCACAAAAATTGTGCATAAGATTGTAGCCTCACGGCTAATTGCGAAAAAAGTAGCAACGCTTGACAAAGACACGAAGTTTGAAGTTGAAAATAATTCAGAAAGAATTGTAACTGAGGTAAAAGACTAATAAAAAATGTATATAATCGACCTATCATATTTTAAAGGAAACATAAATGTTCCGAATGTAGAAGAGTTGAATAGCGGAAACGCTGTTAAATTAGAAACGTATATTGACAAATATGGTAGGTTGCTTATGCAACAACTTTTAGGTTATGAATTATTTTTAGACTTTGATAGCCACACCGAAAATGGAGAATTGAAACCTACAGCTCCACAAATCTATAAAGATTTAGTTGATGGTAACGGTTCAGACTTCTTAGGATTAAGATATACACAGGGTTTGCACAAACATTCCGTTATTGCAAACTTTGTGTATTATTTTTGGCTAAAAGAAAATTCAACAGTTCAATCGGGTGTTGGCGAAGTCGCTTTAAATTCAAAAGGTGCAGTTTCGTTAAATAGTATCAATCGGCAAGTTTCGGTTTGGAATGAATTTATAAACGAATTTCAAGGGGAAACTTTAGGCTCTAACAAAAGAATTTACAATGTTGATGGTTTGATTTTTACAGATTATTTTAGTGGCGAAACTTCTGGTTTTGAAACAGTTGTAAATTTTGTAACCAAAACAATACCAACCGCTAAGCCGAAAGTCTTTAATGGTTATAAAAATAGTTTGTTATGATTATTGGGAGTAATTTAAAGCAGTTGTTAAATGGCAAAACAGTTTTAATAAACAATATTTCGAGGTCTATTCAGTTTTATTATGGCGACCAAAAAGAATATTTGCGATGGATAGCTGACAAAAACAATGCAGGTTTACAAAAATATCCGCTTATTTGGTATGTTTTGGCTGACTACAAAGATTTAGACAAAAGTTATGAAGTTACAAGTAATTTTATAATTGCAACCGATACTCAATTGGAATGGTTTAATGAAACTCGAAATGTAAACACGTTCAAGGCTATTTTAGAGCCTACTTACGAAGTCTTAAAAGATTTCTTAAAAACAAATCAAAACATTGACTTACTTTCGGAGTTAGTTTTAACTTCTTACCCGCATTATTCAGTTGATACAAACGATTTAAGAACTTCAGCAAACGACTTTACACGAACTTCACAAAAAGGAACTTTAAATTTAGGCACCGATTTAATAGATGCCATAAGTTTGAAAGTGAAATTTAGAATAAAAAAAGATTTATGTTTAATTTAATAAATTCAAAAAAATGAATGATTTAATAAAATTTAATTGTGAAACCTCAACCCCATTTACAGGGATTACAAGTTGTGATCCTTCTTCAATGGGTGCTCCAGTTTCGATATTGCTATTAAAGCAAGGCACAGAAATAGCTTTAAATAGCTCTTTTTTCACAGCGTTTAAAGACGAAGTAAAAAAAGCAACTATTTTGCCGTTCCCAAAATTTACCTCCAACGAACAACAAAGTGAGGAAAATGTAACTGTAACTTCCGATTTAGGTATTGAAAGTTTGGTAAGAAACGGCTTACCAAAATACACGCTTACATTTGAAGAGGGCATTTGCTTTCACAAAGAATTATACAAAGTAAATTCAAACCCAAAAGGTTGGAGTTTTGTATTTGTTTATGAAAATGGTTTTTTTGGAAAAGTAGAAAATGACACGTTTAGTGGTTTTGACTTGTCAAACGCTCACGTTGCAACTTTAATGCTTGGCTCTGGTTCTGACGTTCAGAAAACAATGCTTACTATTCAGGTTGAAAGTGCTTTTGACTTGAATACTAAAGGAGGGGTTGTTTACTTTGCGAATGTAACGGGTGGAAACCCTAAAAATGTAAAAGGAATTGTTCAGCTTTCGGTAGGATTAACTGAAGTAGATGGCACGCATTTACGAGCGATTGTAAAAACAGCTTGTAGCGGTGCGGACATTGTAGGTTTAACAAGTTCAAAAATGGCACTTGCTTTAAATTCCATTTCAGCAGTATCAGAAACGTCGCCAGGCGATTATGCTATTACGATAAGCGGAACAATGGTAACAGGCAGCGAAACTTTAACAATTAAAGAAACAGGTTTTAATTGTGCGGAACTATTAGGCACACTTTACGGAGGACAAAGTTCGCCATTGGTAATTTCATAACTTGATTTTTGGTTTATTTATTTTAAAAACCCTTATGTAAAAGTAAGGGTTTTTTTATTTAATTTTGTCAAGTGAATTATGCTGCCGAAATAAAACAAAAACTGCAATTTGAAACGCAAAATATACCGAAATACTTTGCCGATAACTTCTATACCTTTGAAAAAGATATTAGGGAGTTGATAAAAAAACGATGGAAAACAGGTAAAAAACCAAATGGAGGTATTATTGGAGTTTATAGAAGTATAGATTATGCGTTGTTTAAAAAACAAAAATCAGATGCACCCTTTCGGGTAGTTGATTTAACTTTAACAGGTAGTTTAGGAGATAAAATACAAGTTGAATTATTTAATGCACAAAAAGGAATTTTTGAAGTTTTTTCAACCGATATAAAATTTGAAAGTATTGTAAAAAAATACGGAGCTGATAATTTCAACCTAACAGAAATTGAAACCGAAAAAATAATAAACGAAGTTACAGGTTTAGTTTATGAAAAAATAATCAAAAAAGTATATGGAAAATAGTAAGTGTGAAGTTTGTAGAAACTTGCCAGCGGGCATAAAAGGAATGTTAAATTTTTATAAAAAAACGTATGAGCAAACAGGGATTGATTTTTATTTTTATAAAGAAAGTGAAAAAATACACGTTGCGGATAAAAAAAGTTTTGACTACATTTTCAAAAAATGGGGTAAGAAAAAAAGAGAATACGCCCACATTAAAGAGTATTCACAATCTTAAACTGCTCGACTTTAATAAAATTGTTGAAACTGAAAATTACTTTTTATTGGACGAAAAATATAACGAAAAAAACATTTACGAAACAAAGAATTGTTTTATAACCATTGGTTATCAATTTCGGATGAAGTTTATACAGAATTAGGCTCAAATCATTTGTTTCGTTCGCAAGATGTTTTAAAAGTTTCTGCCCAAATTGAAACGATAAATAAGATTGAATTATTATTTAGACAAATTCTAAATAACTCAAGAAGCGTTATAAACTACACAGAAATAAGGCACTCGGTTGTAAAGTTATTTAACAAAGTAATGCTTGAAGTTACTAATTTTGACGCTACAATTTCGGACGATGATTTTTTAAATTCGTTAAAAATTGCAATGCAAAATTTAAACATCGAATTAGAGCGTCTGGAGGTAAAAGAAACAAATAAAAAAGAGAGCATCTATACGCTTATTGCATCAATTAGCCGAACGCTTGAAATGAAATTAAATGTAAACGATTTATATATTTTAGAATTTATTAGCTACTATAAACTTGCCCAGCAACAATGGAAAATGAAATAAAATATACCCAAGCGATTAAAGACTTGACTAATGCTTTTAACGAACAATTAAAAAGCGTTGATAAATTAGCAACAAACGTTACGGATTTGAACAATCAGTATGCTAAGTTGCCAAGCGACTATGCGAAAACTCAAGCAACCTTATCAAAGAACTTAAAAGAGGTAGCTGACCAACAAATTAAAATAAGCAAAGCCGTTAAGGTTAGAACAAGTGAAGAGATTGTAAATAATCGAATGCTTGCACAAAATGCTGATTTAATAGCTAAATCAAATTCAAAACTTGCAGGAGCATACCAAAGACTGAACGCTGAAAAAGAAATAGCAAGTAAGCGTTTGCAAAATTTAATAGTTTCGGGTAAACAAGCAGGGCAAAGCCAATCAGCGTATAATAGAGAGGTTAGACAAGCAACTGCTGAAGTTGATAAAATGAATAAAAAACTACTGCAAGCAGATGCAGCAGTTGGAAAATTTAACAGAAATGTTGGGAACTATAAAAGCGTAGTTTCTGGTTTTGGCTCTTTGTTAGGAGCTTTTGGGGTTGTTGGTGGGGCTTTTCTTATAGCCGATATTGCAAAAAATATTTTTAACACTACAAAAGAATTAGAAAGTTTAGACAAAGCGTTAATGCAGGTTACTGGAACTCAACAAAATTTCACGGAGCAACAATTATTTTTAAGAGATATTTCTGAAAGGTTTGGGCTTGAAATTAAAGGTTTAACAAAGCAGTTTACGCAATTTTATGTAAGTGCTAAAGACAAAATTAGCGGAAAAGAAATACAGAACATTTTTGAAAGTGTATCAAAAGCTGGAGCAGTAATGGGGCTTAGTGTTGATAATCAACAAAGAGCATTTTTAGCACTTAATCAAATGATGTCAAAAGGCTCTATTCAAGCTGAAGAGCTTAGAGGGCAGTTAGGAGAGGCATTGCCTGGAGCTTTAGGGATAATGGCTAAAGCTGTTGGGGTGTCCGAAAGAAAATTAGGCGAAATGATGAAAGCAGGAGAGTTGTTAGCATCCGATGTTTTACCGAAATTTGCAAAAGAACTTGAAAAGGTTTATAATATTGAAAATATACAAAGGGTTGAAACTTTAGCAAGCGAAACTGAAAGAATGAAAAACATCTGGGTTGATTTTGTTAGGAGTCTAAACGAAAGCGAAACAGGAGGAATTAGTTCGTTTTTTAAATTTCTTTTAAAAAATACAAATGAAACATTAAAAGCGTTTATGAAAATAAATGATGTTGGTTTTTTTGGTGCTAAAAAAGGCTACAAAACAAAAGAGGACTATAAACTATCTACTATTCAAGGCATTGAGGCTGGTAAAAAAAATACAGATTTATCAGAATTGAAATTTTATGAAAGTGAACAAAAAAGGCTAATAGGTTTGATAAACGAAAATGTTAAAACCTTCAACAAGGATAGGCTGGAAAGTTTTTTAAGTTTAGGTTTTCGTTCAAAAGGAGAAAAAGAAGATTATCTTAAAGATTTAAAAAACTTAATTGATGGACAAAAAGAGGCTTTAAATGAAATGGTTGATAGTCGCGAAGTTTTAATAAAAAAACACGCTGATTTAAACAAAAAATATATAAACAAAACTTTAGATATTAATGCTTTAAGAAATGTTGCAAAAAGCAAATCAAATACAGAACTTGAAAATGAAATTAAAATAATTCAAAATAAATACGAAAAAGAAACAAAAGCAGTAAATAATTTAACAGCCTCAAAAACTAAACAAATTGAAAAAGAAAAGGAATTATTAAATTTCGGGTCGGTAGATTGGGTTAAAAAACAAATTTCAGATATTGAAAAATTACAAAGCTCAATTTCTACCACAAATGCCGAATACAAATCTTTTAACGACACTTTAGAGATTTACAAAAAATGGCTTGATGAAATAGAAAAAGGACAAACAACTTTAATCGGTTCGGACAAGGTAAAAGCTCTAAATACAGCTCCTACAACTCCAGATGTAACAAATGGAGTAAAAGGAATGAATGAAGCCTTTGATGCGACCGACCGATATAAAGAAAAATTAAAAGAACTGGAACAAGTTGCTTTAGATTTTGCTAAGTCTTTTGAAACATCGTTTGCATCCGATGCAGGCTTAACAGCCGTTTTTGATATTTTAGGCGGTAAACTTGATACATTCGGGGATAATTGGCAGGCAAAAACAATCCTTATAATGGAGGGGCTACAAGAAATGTATAATTTCTTAAACGAAAATAGCCAGCAGTATTTTGATGCTGAATATGATAGGCTCGAAAAGCAAAAGAATTATGCGTTGCAATTTGCTGGAGATAGCGAAAGTGCTAAAAATGAAATTGAGGAACAATATGCAGAACGGAGGAAAAAAATAGCAAAAAAAGAAGCCG